AACTTGCATGTAAGGACCATATCATGGCATTGACCACATTCTCCGGCCCAGTTGCTTCGCAAAACGGCTTTATCACCACGATTTCCAATTCTTCCACTGGAGCATCCGCCTTCAATGCAAGCACGACCGCCGTCACGATGACGGGCGTTGGCGGCACAGGCGGACGCACCTTGTTCGAGATGGGCACTAACGTTGCTCTGGGTTCGTTCTCTAACGCTCTGAAAGCCCAAGTCACTTACGGTGCTACTGGTCGCACGACTGGTCTGGGTTCAGCCTTTGTTGCTGAGTTGACCCTTTCTGCTGGTACTTCTTCCGGTACCTACTCCCCTGTTGAAATCGAGTTGAACGCTGATACTGGCGCTTCTACCGGCACAGCAACTTCGCTGATCTACGCTTCGGTTAACGGTACAGGCAAAGCGACTGTCGATACCAACGGCTACCTGCTGAATCTGGCGGGCGTAACTGTTGCTGCTGCCAAATTGGCTGCCACTGGCACAATTACCAACGTCAACGAAATTACGCACGGCCTTCGCGTGAAGATTGCTGGTAGTGACTATTACCTGCTGGCCGCTACTGCCGCTAACTTCAACGCCTAATGGCCGCGCTGGATAGGGACTACCTGTTGGGTTTGAGGGGTCAGGCACTTGAGCAACGGCAAAAGTATCTGGACCTTATCCAACAGGCTAACGGTGCAATTGCAATGGTGGATGTTTTGTTGACCGAATTAGATCGACCATCAGCAGAACATAACGAGGATTAATCATGACAATGCAATATGATGTAAAACAAGGCCATTTAAACCAAAGCGGTTTCTTTGTAAAGTATCGTACTCGCGTTAAAGGCGTTTCGTTTTTTGGCGGCAGTGGAACTTTGGTTTTGTTTGATACAACCGCAGCTCCAGTCACTTCTAGCGTAACTTATGGTCGCAGCGGCACAACCGTGACGATTGGAAAAACTGCGCATGGGCTAACAACCGGCACTGTTGTTGGCATTCACTTTGACAGTGGCTCAGGTGGCGCTGCCACTGATGGAAATTACCGCATTACCGTAACAACCGCAGATGCGTTTACGATCACAGACATCAATACTGGGAATATTACAGGTTCTCCGGCAGCGCTTTATGTCAGTGGCGCAAATCGTTGGCTGTTAACTTACGAAACTCACTCATCAGACGAGTTTCAAAATGCCCCTGTTATTCCCGGCGAAGGCGTACTGGCAGTTAATGGGATTTACGCCTATATGGACGCCATTGACGGAGCGCAGATTTATTATGGCTAAAAAGAAAGGCCCAGTTCTCTCGGTTGGTCGCGGCGAAAAGCTGCCGGTCTCCAAGGGAGCGGGCTTGACTGCCAAAGGCCGTGCCAAATACAACGCAGCTACGGGTAGCAACCTGAAAGCTCCCCAGCCCCAAGGCGGCAAGCGCAAGGATTCGTTCTGCGCCCGTATGTCCGGGATGCCGGGTCCAATGAAAGACGAAAAGGGTAAGCCCACCCGCAAGGCGGCTGCTCTGAAAAGATGGAAGTGCTGACATGACTGAAGACGCTATCCAAACAGCCCGTGAACTTGCTACGCATGCGTCCGACATCAAGCACTTGCAAGATGACATGGACAAGATGCTGGAGAACATGAAGGCCATGCAGGCAACGCTGACAGCCATTGACAAAACGCTGTCTGAGGCTCGCGGTGGCTGGAAAGTTTTGATGTTGGTTGGCGGAGCAAGTAGTGTCGTAGGCGCTGGTTTAGTTCAGCTTGTTAACTGGTACGCAGGCGGCAAGTAATGTATCTGACAAGCAACATCCCGTACTTCAAATGCTGGGTGCGCAAAGAGTTTACGAATGCTCACCAGAAGTACCAAGGTGAGTTTATTCACGGGTTGGCAGTGGCGGTCACTACCATTCCTGACAGAAGTTTGAGTTTTCAGATAATCTTCACTGGCCTTGAGGCCGAAGAGGGTGAGAACGTACATGGTGGGGCAATGTGGGCGAGGATGCCGCTTGCTGCGCTTGTTGGAGATATTCCGCTGGAAGTGTGGCCTGAACGTATGTTGAACCACTTGTCGCAGCCTTGGGACTGCAACTCATACAATCACTCCATCATCAGCTTGGAGCGTGCAAAGCCTTCTCCGTGGATGTGCAAGATAGGCGGGGAGTTTTACACCGGCAGGTATTTGTTCACTGTAGATTACGCAGAGAGCGATGTTTCTGAAGACCCGTCACAGCACAAGCAGAGTCATGTGCTGATATTGACGGACGCAGGTAAGTGGACTGGAAATGTTGTGGCGCTGCCCAACAACCGGGTCCGGGTAACAAGTCCAGCCTATTGGCAAACTGGACAGGGAGCGCCTGATTTCAGGCCAAACCAGTGGATTCACTGTGCGGAGCAAGATGACTCGTACATGGATGCGGAGCAGACGTTTAACAACCTTTATCAGGAGCAAGAGAAATGATGAAATCAAAAATGATGGCCAGTGGCGGCATGATGAAATCCAAAATGATGGCCAGTGGCGGCGCTATGCCCATGAAAGACGGCAAGCCTGCTTTTGTTGGCGACGGCGTAGGCAAGATGAAAAAAGGCGGCATGCCACCAGCATTGGCCAAACACGCAGCAAAACCCGCTTCCAAGGCCCACAAAGGTCTGGCTGGTGGCGGCATGACCAAAATGGGCGCAGTAAAAACGTCTTCTGGTCGTGATGGTATTGCTGTTAAAGGCAAGACCAAAGGCCGGATAGTTTAAACATGATGGCCAGCCGTGGCATGGGGGACATCAACCCCAGCAAAATGCCCAAGGGCAAGAAGATCACCCGCAAGGATGATCCGAACAAGGTTGACTTGTTTGCTAAAGGTGGCAAGGTGAAGTCCAAGGTCAATGAGGCTGGCAACTACACCAAGCCTGAGCTACGTAAACGCATCTTTAACGCCGTGAAGGCAGAGGCCACAGCGGGCACTGGCGCAGGACAATGGAGCGCCCGTAAGGCGCAAATGGTGGCGCAGCGTTACAAAAAAGCTGGCGGCGGGTACCGTGACTAAATGGTCAGACAAGCGCAAAAAGGCAATTAACTGTGATGCCCCCAAAGGGTTCTCGGAGAAAGCCCACTGCGCTGGAAAGAAGAAGATGGCAACAGGCGGCTTGGCTAAACCGCAACAGTCTCTAAAGGACTGGGGCAAACAAGACTGGAGAACCAAAAGTGGTAAAAAATCTTCTGAAACAGGTGAGCGATACCTTCCAAGCGCTGCGATTAAAAGTCTCAGCCCTGCTGAGTACGCTGCGACGACCAAAGCCAAGCGGGCAGGAAAAGCCGCCGGGAAACAGTTCGTAGCGCAGCCCAAGCGTATTGCAAAGAAAACAGCGGGGTTTAGATAATGGCTGGTAAGAAATTTATCCAAGAAGCAATCAAAAAACCCGGTGCATTACGCGCCGCGCTTGGTGCTAAAGAAGGCAAGCCGATTCCAGCCAAAAAGCTGGCGGCTGCGGCCAAAGCCCCCGGTAAACTAGGCCAACGTGCCCGGTTTGCTAAAACGCTCAGAGGCTTTAAGAAGTAACCTATGGCAACCACCTCTGGCACAGCAGCCTTTAACCTTGACCTGACTGATCTGGTCGAGGAGGCGTTTGAGCGCGTCGGTAGCGAGATGCGTACTGGCTACGACTTGCGGACTGCCCGCCGGTCGCTGAACCTGCTGTTTGCGGACTGGGCTAACCGTGGCGTGAACATGTGGACGTTTGAGCAAGGCTCCATCACTTTGGTGCAGGGGCAAAACACTTACGCCCTGCCGTCAGACACCGTTGACCTGCTTGAGCACGTCATCCGCACTGGTGCTAACACGGCGTCTACACAGGCAGACCTGACGATCACCCGGATCAGCGTATCAACCTACGCCACGATTCCGAACAAGATTCAACAGGCGCGGCCAATCCAAATCTGGATTCAGCGGTACAACGCACAAAGCTCGCCTACGGGCCTGACGCTGAACGGCACCATTACCTCTACGGCTACAACACTCACCCTCAGTTCTACTGTGGGCCTGCCAGCTTCCGGTTTTATCAAAATTGACAACGAGACCATCAACTACAGCTACATATCAGGGAATACCCTAAACAACTGTTTCCGCGCTCAGAACAACACCACCGCAGCCTCTCACACTACGGGCACAGCCGTGTTCTTGGAACAGCTCCCGGCGGTCACTGTCTGGCCAACGCCGGATGGCTCACAGACCTACACGCTGGTTTACTGGCGTTTGCGCCGTACGCAGGATGCCGGTGGTGGTGTCAACGTCATGGATGTGCCTTTCAGGTTCGTGCCTTGCATGGTGGCTGGGCTGGCCTACTACTTGGCTATAAAGGTGCCCGGTGGCATTGAACGTCTGGGCGTGCTCAAACAGCAGTACGATGAGGCGTGGCAACTGGCTTCGGATGAGGACCGTGAAAAGGCGGCTGTACGGTTCGTGCCGCGCCAGATGTTTATTGGAAGCGGAACATGAAGTCAAAGAAAGTGCGTAAGTTTTCCGGTGCGGAGGGTAGTTTTATACTGCCCGCACAGGTGCGCACTTTTGCCGAGACGGTTGCAGGTAACCGCGACCCCATCACAGAAAAAAATTTTAGTAAAAAAGAAACACAACAGATGCGCGACGCTATTGCGCGTTCGAGGGAACGGCAATCGAAGATTGTAGAATTTGAAAAAAGCAAAGGTCGTAGAGGATACTACGACGAAACCGTAGACTATAAGGATTACGGCGCGGACAAGTTAAGACAGATGGACTCTAAGAGAGACTACAGCCCCCTACCGGGTGATGCCGCAAGAAACACATTGGGGCGTTTTAAGTACGAGAAGACGCCGGAAGGTCGTTTGGTTGTAACCGACAGTTACGATTTCAAAGACGATCTCGTGGATAAAAACTCAAATATCCCGCGTTCGAAAGACTACGAAAAGTTGAGCACGTTTGAAAAACTGGGCAAACTGGCAAAAGACACTATTGCTTCGGACAAAGGAGGTTTAACAACGCTCCCCAGCCGTGTGGGTAGTGCGTTTGTCGGAGCCGCATCCCGACCCGTGCGTGTTGACCTCGGAGAAGCCCCCTTTAGAAAAGGCGGAGCAGTAAAAGCACGAGCGCACGGCCCATCACGCACAAGTTCTTCTAAGCGCGGCGACGGCATTGCCAAAAAAGGCTTTACCAAAGGCAAGGTGCGATAATGGGCAACCGTTTTTCCTCCGGCAAGAACTCGATTGCCATTTGCGACAGGTGTGGTTTTCAGTTTAAGCTGACCAACCTGCGCAAAGAAGTTGTTAAGACAAAGATTAACAACACGCTGGTCTGCCCGTCCTGCTATGACCCGGATCAGCCACAGCTCCAGTTGGGCATGTACCCAGTAGATGACCCGCAAGCGGTGCGCAACCCCCGCAGGGACTCAACGTATGTTGAGGCTGGTGTAAACACGGCAGGGTTCAATACCGGGGGTAGCCGGGACATCCAGTGGGGTTGGTATCCGGTTGGTGGTGCTAGCTTCTTCACCGAGTTGCTGACGCCAAACAATCTGGTGTTGACTACAGCGGTGGGTCAAGTGACAATCTCAGTAACCTAAGGAGTTAGAAATGGCCATATCGTACAAAACCAGACCAGCCCCAACAAAGGCAGTGCTTCCGCCAACGAACAACGACAAGTATTTGGCGGATGTAAACGTGTCAGTGGGCAACAACCGCAGTAACGATTACAAGCCAACCAAGACCACAGGCATAGTGACCCGGGGTAATGGCTGCGCCACTAAAGGCATCACCGCCCGAGGACCAATGGCGTGAACTACACCCAGTTAACAAATGCGATCTGCGATTACACGCAGAACTTCGACCAAGACTTCATTGACAACATTCCGGTGTTTGTGGAGCAGGCCGAAGAACGCATTTTTAACACTGTCCAGTTCCCGGCACTTCGCAAGAATCAGTTCTCTCTCATAACGACCAACAACAAGTACGTGTCTTTGCCAAACGATTTCTTGTCTGTGTTTTCGTTGGCATTGGTGACAGGTGTTACCGGCGCAAACCTAGACACTGGCACGTACGAGTACTTGCTCAACAAGGATGTAAACTTTATCCGGCAGGCTTACCCCAGCCCGAACGCAACAGGCGAGCCAAAATACTACGCTTTGTTCGGGCCAACGATTGTCAGTTCAGCGATCACCACTGAGCTATCACTCATCCTCGGCCCAACGCCTGATGCTGCGTATTACGTAGAGTTGCATTACTTCTACTACCCCGTTTCAATTGTCACGGCTGGCACATCTTGGCTTGGCGATAATTACGATCCCGTCCTGTTGTACGGCTCTCTGGTAGAGGCAAACACGTTCATGAAGGGTGAAGCCGACATGACCGCCTTGTACAACGGAAAATACACAGAAGCTTTAGCACAGGCCAAACGACTTGGTGATGGACTTGAGCGCGGAGATGCGTATCGGGACGGTCAGTACAAGCAAAAGGTGATCTGATATGGCATTTGACCAGACACTCACCACAAGCTTCAAGCAGGATATTTTGCTGGGTGTACACGACCTTGACACAGACACGCTGAAGATGGCCTTGTACTTGGCGACAGCCAACCTTGACGCAGACACCACCGTTTACACAGCAACAGGCGAAACATCCGGTACAGGCTATACAGCCGGTGGCAATGTGTTGACAGGCGTTACGGTTCAGACCTCGGGCACAACAGCCTTTGTAGATTTTGCCAACCCCACATGGAACCCCGCCAATTTCACGGCACGTGGCGCGTTAATTTATAACGTCACCAAGAGCAACAAAGCGATTGCTATATTGGACTTTGGCTCTGACAAGGTGGCGACCACCACCTTTGTTGTTGAGATGCCAGCCAACACAGTGTCATCTGCGTTAATTAGAATTTCATAAGGACCAACATGCTTGTAACCACAACCAAAGGCGACATGGATGACTCCCTGCTTGAAAAGCGGGAAGGCACAGTGGATAATGACAACGAACTCACGACATGGGTTGAGTACTGGTTGGACGGAGAGCTTGTCCACCGTTCTGCGCATGTGACCTTGAAAAAAACAGCCGTCTTTGGTGGCGGCGAAACAGCTTCTTTTGCTTAAAGGATAAATCATGGCAAACACTCAATCAATGTGTACCTCGTTCATGGGCGAGCTAATGACCGCAACCCATAACTTTGGAACGGCACCGACCCGCGGAACAAGCGCAACCGACACGTTTAAAGCGGCTTTGTATTTGACATCCGCCACAGTTAACGCATCTACCACGGCGTACTCTGCTTCGAATGAGGTGTCTGGTACGGGTTACTCCGCAGGGGGCGTAACGGTAACGGCTGCAACCCCTCCTACGGCAACAAACTCTTCGGCAACTGCGGGGGTGGCGTTTTTTACCCCTTCGGCATCCATTGTTTACACAACAGTAACTTTGTCTACGGCGTTTGATGCGGTGTTGATTTACAACTCTACGCAAAGTAACAAGGCGGTTTCTGTCCATACGTTTGGCAGTCAGACCATCACGGCGGGTACTTTTACTTTGACAATGCCTGCTGATACGACATCAACTGCTTTGTTGCGTCTGGCTACAACCTAAGCGGAGGCGGCGTAAGCCGTAGACCATGTTTGGTATATCCGCATTTGCACAGGCCCCATTTGCGGCTCTCGGTGAAAACGTAGTCGTCGTTGCCCTGACGGGCGTGTCCGCGTCCGGGAATGTTGGATCAGTTCTCAGTGGGCAAGAACTAACGGGCGTGTCTGCGTCTGGGGCTGTTGGGTCTGTAACAGGCTCAAGCACCGTTGCTCTGTCGGGTGTTGCGGCCTCCGGTTTTGTTGGATCAGTTACTGCGGCTTCGACAGTTGCCCTGACGGGCGTGTCTGCATCTGGAGAGGTTGGCACTGTTGCTCGCGGGGACACAGCATTTGCTCTGTCAGGGGTAGAGGCTTTAGGGGGTGTTGGTTCCGTCGGGGTGACAAACTCTCTTGCCCTGATTGGCGTGTCTGCGGCGGGGGCCGTTGGTACTGTTTCTCGCGGGCCAACATTATTTGCCCTGACAGGGGTTGAGGCTTCCGGCGCTGTTGGGACAATGATCTACAACGAGTCGGATGCAACATCCGGCGATGTGGCAATAGGCGAAGTTGGCACAGTAGCCCCCTCTCTCACCGTCGCTCTTACGGGGGTGGCGGCTTCAGGTTTTGCAGGCACGGTGAGCCACAGCAAAACAATTGCGCTGACTGGAAATTTGGCAATCGGAACCGCTGGATCGGTTGGGTTTACAGAGTCTTTTGCGCTGTCTGGGGTGCAAGCCTCGGGCGCGGCTGGAACTGTAATCGCCGTTTATTGGATTTTGGTAGATGACAGTCAAACTCCAAACTGGCAAAATATCAACGATTCTCAAACACCCAACTGGGCGCTGGTAAATAACGCAGAAACGGCTGATTGGTCGTTGGTTGAGACGGATTAAGGATACATATGGCTCTCGTACTTGCAGACCGGGTAAAAGAAACAACCACCACGACAGGTACTGGGACAGTAACGCTTCTGGGCGCATCAACGGGGTTCCAGTCGTTCGCGGCAGTTGGCGACGCCAACACCACCTATTACGCTATCGTGGCTCAAACCGGCACTGAATGGGAAGTTGGGATTGGTACGTATGCAACATCAGGCACAACCTTAGCCCGAACAGTGGTGTTGTCATCGTCTAACAGCGGATCAGCAGTCAACTTTAGCGCCGGAACAAAAGACGTATTTGTTACCTACCCGTCAGAACGCGCCGTGATTGGGGGTGAGGGTTATGTTGAAAACTCCGCAACGGTTGCTGTTAGCTCGACTATTACGGCAGGAAACAACGCCATGAGCGCGGGGCCAGTCACAATTAACTCAGGCATTACAGTAACAGTTCCTAGCGGTAGCCGCTGGGTTGTCGTTTAACGGCAGTTGCCCACCATGCTTAAATCTGCGAAAATAACTTGAACGTAAGGGAAAGACATGGCAAGCACGTATTCAGACCTTAAATTTGAGCTGATTGGCACGGGCGAACAAGCAGGCTCTTGGGGCAGCACGACCAACGATAACATTGGCACGGCTATTGAGCAGGCCCTTGTCGGATTAGGCAACCCTGTTTTTACCAGCGACACCAACCTGACTATCAGCCTGAGCAACACAGTTGCGCTTCAGACGGCGCGAGCCTTGGTCCTGAACGCTACGTCTACGGGCAGTCTGACGGTTACCCGTGAGTTGGTGGTGCCAACCATCGAGAAGCAGTACATTGTTCAGAACAACACCTCGGGCGGTCAAAGCATTACCGTGAAGACCTCGGGCGGGACGGGTATCACGGTGCCCAACGGGCGCAAGGCGCATTTGTATGTAGACGGCACCAACGTCATCCAGATGTTCGACTTCGTAGACATCAACGGTGGTGCAATTGACGGCACTGTTATTGGTGGCGCTACTACGGCAGCGGGTAGTTTTACAACACTCAACGCCACCGTCTTGACCGCCACCGCAGACTCGGCCTTCACGTCTACAGGTGCTGTGCAGATTTCCAAGGGAACGACAGCAGAGCGCCCCACGGGCGTTACGGGCAAGCTAAGGTTCAACACTACCACTGGTGAGTTTGAGGGCTACACGGGCGCTGGTTGGGCTTCTGTGGGCGGTTCTGCAATTGTCAACGACACCAGCACAGCGTCAAATATTTTCCCGCTGATGGCAAGTGCAACAAGCGGCACGGCCTTGACAGTCAACACCAGCAATGCCAAGCTGCTGTACAAGCCTTCAACGGGGGAGTTTCAGTCAACAGTATTGGTGGCCTCAAACGGCATTGTGGTGAACAGCCAGACGGTGGCAGAGAATTACACTATTGCCGCAACAAACAACGCAATGTCCTCTGGCCCAATCACTATCAACTCCGGCATCACAGTCACAGTCTCCAGCGGCTCTCGCTGGGCTGTTGTTTGAAAGGAAACAAACATGACTTTAATTCTAAGCGGCACTGACGGCCTTTCTGATGTGGACGGCACAGCAGCCGCCCCTGCTATTCGCGGCACTGATGCCAACACCGGCATCTTTTTTGGTACAGACATCATCGGGTTTAGTGAAGGCGGTGTTGAGTCTGCGCGGTTCAACGCAGATGCCCAATTTGTTGCCGCCTCTGGTACAGCCGCGTTGCCCGTCATTACGACTACCGGCGATGTCAACACAGGCATCTTCTTCCCTGCCGCTGACACAGTGGCTGTCAGCACTGGCGGCACAGAACGCGCCCGTATCGAATCAACGGGAAATTTCCTTGTCAAGCGACAAATTACTTCATTTACCACAAACGGGTTTGGAGTTTTTCGTTCGGGAAGCAGTCTTGATGTTGCAGATGGTTCCACCATTACCTTATCTAGTGGGTCTGCTGCTCAATTGATTTGTGTTACATGTGGGACTTCTGGAAATGGGGGCACATTTTTTGCCAATTACAATGTAACAGTTTCACAAATTGGCGGGTCTGCTACTCAAATATCAACTACTGATGCAGGTGTTGTTGATATTGCTGTGTATAAATCTATAAATAACAACACAGTTACATTTAAGAATCGCTCTGGATTTACAAAAAATTACACAATCTCTATTTTTTGTGCCGACAATGGTGACACAGTTTAATTAAAGGAAAAATCATGCAAGTTGAAATCAAAAACTTTGAAAACGAAACTGACAATAAGTTTGTCGGCTTTAATATTCGCAACGATGCAAACGCTTTGTTTATTATTGACAAACGAGTTCCATTGGTAAATGGAAAAACTGATGAGCAATATGTCCAAGATGCGCTTGCTCTTGCAAAACCAGAGATTGACGAATGGTTGGCATCACAGTCTTTTGTTGGTCGCAAGTGGAATATTGCAACCAACTCTTTTGAATGACTAAAACAGCAGCCATGACAACCCGCATCACCGCACTTGAAGGAGCAGCAGCATGAGCAGCATTGCAGTAACGGCCTCGGCAACCGGCACGGGCACAGTCACCCTGTTAGCACCCATCACAAACACAAACAGGACGCTGACGCTGCCTGATGCTACTGACACAGTGGCGGGTATTGCCGCGACTCAGACGCTGACTAACAAAACTATAAATGCAAGCCAATTAGTTGATGCGTCTGTAACACAAGCAAAACTTGGAACAAACGTGGCTGGCAACGGCCCTGCATTTAGGGCAACCCGTTCAACAGCGCAGACCCCATCAAGTAGCACTTGGACAAAAGTTACGTTTGATACAGAAACATTTGACACAAATAGCAATTTTGCTTCCAGTAGATTTACGCCAACTGTTGCTGGGTATTATCAGTTTAATTGGTCGGGTGGTGTTACGGGGTCTGCAAGTGAAGCATATGTGGCACTCTATAAAAATGGAAGTAATGAAATTTATAATTTTATGATTGGTGTCTTAACACAAAATGGGTATTTTGCAAATGATTTGCAATATGCTAATGGCACGACTGACTATTTTGAAGTATATATTTATATTACTGATGATGCCCCGTCTTGTAGTGTTTTAAATATGTCTGGTTTTCTTGCAAGGGGCGCATAACATGACACTCTACGACAAAATCAAAGCACTGTATCCTACGCTGACTCAGCAGGACTTCCTGACCACCATCCGCTTGCAGAACGACTCTGACGGCAAGGGTGACTACATTGCCGCTTGGGATCACCCGACCCTGGCACGACCCACTGAGGAGCAACTGAATGGCTAACGGAACAATTGCAGCAAGCCAGCTTGAGATGCTGTCCCTAAGCGGGACGGGCATCATCACCATCACGCCACCGGCTACCAACACGAACAGGGCGATCACTCTGCCTGACGCAGCGGGTGCGCTTGTTGTGTCTGGCACAACCCCGAGCTTGAACGGCATCACCTTCCCCGCTACGCAATCGGCAAGCGCTGACGCAAACACGCTGGATGATTATGAGGAGGGGACTTTTACGCCAATCATTGTTGGCGGCACTACTGCTGGTACAGCAACATATACCTCGCAAACTGGTCAGTACACAAAAATTGGAAATAGAGTTTTAATTAGCATTCGAATAGGTTATAACAGCGGAACTGGAACAGGGACTTTAAATATAGGTGGATTACCCTTTACAACAGATAGCGCAGGCGCATCTTTAAGTAACTATTCTGATGGTATTTCAATGACAGCAGGCCATGTAATGCAACTTATAACAGGAACTAGTAACACACTAATAAATGTTAATTCAGTCGCAACTGGCGGCGGTTCTGATGCAAATGTTGCTTATGATGCACAAGGATTTATGGCAGTAAATGGTAATTACAAAATTGCTTAATTATCTACATTGGATTATGCAGTCGGACATTTAAAGGAAATCAAATGGCACTCACCGAAACCAAAGTTATCGACCAAATCACCGTCACCGAGAACGGCATTGTGCTGTACCGCGAGGCTACACGCATCCTAAAAGACGGCGACCAGATTGCTCAGACCTTTCACCGCACCAGCCTGACACCGGGCCAAGACCTCACTGGTCAACCTGCCAATGTCGTGGCAATCTGCAATGCGGCTTGGACTGCTGAAGTGGTTGCGGCGTATCAGGCTCAAGTCGCAGCAGCTTAGCAAGAAACGGACTGTGTAAATTGTGGACGCGCTGCCGCCATTACCGCCAGCAGCACAAGCACCTGCTCCAACCTTTGAGTGCGTAAGGTGGTCGTGGTCCTCGGACCGCAAAGAAGTTTGGTGTCTCCAGTGGCGAGAAAAAGGCAAACCTGAACCTAAGAAGGTAGCGGAAAGTGATTGATCCGATTACAGCCCTTGCAGGCATACAGGCAGCAGTTGCGCTCATCAAGAAGGTCAGCAAAACCGTTGACGATGTGTCGTCTCTTGGGCCTGTCCTTGGCAAGTACTTTGACGCAAAGTCCACCGCCACCAAGGCGGTTGTTCAGGCCAAGAAGTCCAAGTCATCAATGGGCACGGCCATCCAGATCGAGATGGCGCTCGACCAAGCTAGACGGTTTGAAGATGAGTTGCAACTCCTGTTCATGCAGGCGGGGAAAATAGACGTCTGGAACCGCATAAAGTCCAGAGCAGCGGCGATGGATGTGGAGTCTGCCCATGATGCGCGGCGGGAGCGTGAGTCTGCGGTCAAGCGCAAGCAAGAGATGGATGAGGTTGTTGAGTTGGCCTTGCTGGCAGTTATCTTTTTTAGCTTAGTCGGGGTGATCTTATATTTCACTATTGGCATCCTTGAGCAGCAAAGATGAGTGACGAGCGTTTAAACCTAGTTGACAAAGTGCTGGCGTATGTCAGCAGCCCGTTCCGTCTCTTTGCAATGGTGCTGATGGCCGTGCTCACGTTTGCTGGCTACTTTGTATATACAAACCAAGAGTTGTTGATAGGGGCGTACAAAGAGTCCAGAAAGATTCCCAGCATTGCCGAAGACCGCGTAGAAGACGCAGCAGCCCATCTGTTTAAACAGTCTGGCGCACAGATCGTGGCGGTGTTCAAGGTCAACTCAATGTTTGGCACACGCATCCTGCACCGGGCCTACGCCAAGGACGGCAGGGACAAGACAAACGACGGGCTGGACGTGGGGCTGTTTACACAGAACGCAGGCAACAATTCGGATGTGGTCAAGCTCATGGCTAACGAGATTCCGTGCAGCGAGTACAAGTCAGCGCAGTCGGAAATGGGTTTGTGGTACATCGCCAAGGGCGTTACCTATACGTGCCGTATCAGTGTGCCACCGGAACCGGGCAGATTTGTTGGGCAAATCACCGTTGGCTGGGCTACCCAGCCTGAAGACATGGACAGCACCCGCGCCATGCTTCAAATTGCAGCAACCATGCTTTCAAGGAGTAAACAGTAATGGATTGGCTTAAACAAATCGCGCCCACAATTGCCACGGCAATGGGCGGTCCACTGGCGGGGATGGCTGTCTCGGCTATCTCCAAGGCAATCGGCGTAGACCCCGACAAAGTGGGCGACCTGATCTCCAGCAACAAGCTGTCCGCCGAGCAGATTGCTCAAGTCAAGATCGCTGAGATCGAGTTGCAGAAACAAGCGCAGGAGCTTGGCCTCAACTTTGAAAAGCTGTCTGTAGAAGACAGGAAGTCTGCACGGGACATGCAAGCCGCCACGAGGTCAATTGTTCCCCCGGCCTTGGCCGCAATCATCACGGTTGGGTTCTTTGGCATTTTGGGCATGATGCTTTTTGGCAAGGTTGACGGCAGCAACCCAACGATCTTGATGATGCTGGGCAGTTTGTCCACCGCTTGGACAGGCATCATTGCTTACTACTTCGGCTCCTCTGCTGGCTCACAGGCCAAGACAGACCTTCTTTCTAAGGCTCCGGCAATCAAATGACACCACACTTTACCCTCGCGGAACTGACCGTTACAAATCACCGTCAGTTTGACAACACGCCAAACGAAGCCGAGACAGCCAACTTGCAACGGCTTGCTGAGTTCTTGGAGCAGGTAAAAACTGTGCTGGGCGGCAAGCCGATTATGATTAACAGCGCCTTCCGGTCAAAGCAAGTCAACGACAGCGTTGGCTCCAAAGACACGAGCCAGCATAGAATTGGTTGCGCGGCAGACTTCCGTGTTCCCGGGATGACTCCCGATGCTGTGGTACGTGCAGTGATTGCTGCGGGTTTACCCTTTGACCAAATTATCCGTGAGTTTGATTCTTGGACGCATATCAGTGTGACAAACACACCGGACGGAACCCCACGTAAGCAGGCGCTTATCATTGATAAAGCGGGCACTCGACCTTTTGCCTGATACGTGGGAAAATGAATCATGCCTCTACAAAAACTCCAGCTAAGACCGGGAATCAACAAAGAGTCCACAACTCTGGCCAACGAGGGTACTTGGTTCGAGATGGACAAGGTGCGCTTTCGTTCAGGCTACCCCGAGAAAATTGGCGGTTGGACTCTCGATACCGGCACAACTAATTCTGCGCTGGCACCCCCTGCGGGGTCGTTTTGGGGCGTATGCCGCTCTTTGTTTAACTGGGTTACGCTGTCCGGCTACAACTTGTTGGGCGTTGGCACAAACCTCAAGTTTTATATTCAGAACGGCACCATTGGTATTTTTTACGACATCACACCTATCCGGCTTGTAGAGTCCGTAGCGGCTAATGCGTTTACTACCGTTAATGGTTCGACAACAGTTACGGTAAACGACACAAGCCACGGAGCCGCAACGGGCGACTTTGTAACAATCTCAGGTGTCGGGGGAGCGATAAACGGCATTCCAGCAACAGCACTTAACCAAGAATTTAGACTCACGGTGCTAAGCGCCAATACGTACAGCATCGTTGTTTCTTCCCCGGCAAGCTCCTCGGGAACGACGGGCGCTGCCACGTTTACATATCAAATCTCCATTGGCCCTGAAATCTTTACAGCCCCAAACGGTTGGGGCGCAGGCGGCTGGGGTGGCGTTACTGGCTCGTCAACGCCGACAGGTTGGGGGTTGTCTGCCACAACGGGAATTGCTTCCCAGCTTCGTTTGTGGAGTCAGTCTAACTACGGCGAAGACTTGATCTTTAACCCACGGGGTGGTGGCCTGTATCTCTGGGAAACCAACGCCGACCCAAACATTTTTGACCGTGGCGTTCTGCTCACTAGCGGGGATACCCCAGACGTTTGCAACTTTGTCATGGTGTCGGACGCTTCACGCTTTGTGATTGGGTTTGGTGTAAACGACTACGGCTCCGCCGTACAAAACCCCATGTTGATACGCTGGTCAGACCAAGAAGACTACACCCAATGGACACCGGCTATCACCAACCAAGCTGGTAGTTTCACACTCAGTGACGGTTCTCAAATTATTACTGCTATGCAGTCGCGGCAAGAGATTTTGGTGTGGACAGACTCTGCGTTGTATTCCATGCAATACCTTGGCCCACCATACGTATGGGGTTTTCAACTTCTCGCCGACAACTTGTCTATTGTTGGCCCCAACGCAACATCTACAGCCAACAACATCGCCTACTGGATGGGCGTGGACAAGTTCTACATGTATTCTGGACGGGTGGAAACCCTGTATTGTCCTCTTCGTCAGTATATTTTTAACGACATTAATCTATCCCAGTCATATCAGTTTTTCTCAGGTACCAACGAGGGGTACAACGAGATTTGGTGGTTTTACTGCTCCGCAAATTCAACAGCGGTTGACCGATACGTGATTTACAACCACTTGGAAAAAATCTGGTCTTACGGCACCCTTGCAAGAACGGCGTGGCTTGACTCGCCGCTGCGAGCCTCGCCAATGGCTACAGGATATAACGGGCAGCTTATATACCATGAAAGCGGTGTAGACGACGGCGCGACAAACCCGCCCACAGCCATTACGTCTTTCTGCCAATCTGCCGACATCAACATCGGGGACGGGCACAACTACGGCTTTGGTTATCGGATGATCCCGGACGTTACGTTCAACGGCTCTACGGTGAACAACCCCGCAGTTACCTTTACGCTGCGGCCCCGGCAAAACCCCGGTTCGAATTACAGCGCATCGGCAACCCCTGCGGTCACTAGTACGCAGAACTACCAGTCCACCCGCAATTACGAAGTGCAGCAGTTCACGGAGATCGTGTATGTACGTGTTCGTGGGCGTCAAATGGCGTTCCGAATCAGCTCGAACACCCTTGGGGTGCAGTGGCAGTTGGGTGTGCCGTCCATTGATATACGCCCAGACGGACGGAGGTAAGCCATGAGCAATCCTCTCGTCCGCGCTCCGCGTTTAGTAAGTCCACCGGCTGAATACAACCAACAGTATATGGAGGTGTTGCTTAGCTCCATACGTCTGTATTTCAACCAGTTGGACAACCCCGGAGACATAGCTGGGGCTGCGTTAAACTTGAACCTTGATACGCTCCCAACCGACGCTGATCTCGCTACTTTAAGGCTTGGCGACGTGTACAGAGACACGCAGGATGGTGTGCAGGTAAATAGTCAAATGCTTCGCATAAAGACAGCACCATGATAAACTCGACCCACCCCCGATTTCAGAGGCAACCATGAATCAAACTGCACAAGGACTCGCTGCGCTAGGTCGCGGGCCTGACACCATGCTGGTCCACATGGCCCCCGAAGAAGTCGCGGGTCTGCAAGCGCTTGCCCTGAAACACGGCGGCACGCTAACCATCAATCCAGAGACGGGTCTGGCAGAAGCAGGCTTCCTAAAAAGCATACTGCCGATGATTGCTGGTTTTGCGCTTGGCCCTGCCGGATTTGGGTTGTCTTCCGCTATGGCGGGCCTTACAGTCGGGGGCATTACTGCCCTTACTTCTAAGAGCTTGGAAAAGGGTTTGATGGCCGGTCTGGGCGCGTACGGCGGCTCCGGGCTTGGCGAAAGTCTAATGGGCGCAGGCACAAACGCGTTGTCCTCCGCTGGAGCTAACGCAGTTGTGCCCCCAGCCGCTGAATCAATTGTTCCCCAAGCGGTTGTACCAGAAAGTTTGGCAAATGTTGTCCCCGCTTCTAGCGCCGGAGCTACGGCGGGTATGCAGCCCCTAGCGGGCGTTCCGGGCAAGTTTGTAACCGACGCGTTGCCGCAGCCAGCAGTACCCGCAATCCCAACAACAACGCCAACAATTAGTCCAGCCGAGTTGGGTGGGACCGGTGACTTTGCTCGTTTTGACCGCGCTTATAGCGCTGAGTTGGGTGCGCAAGCCGGACCTTCGACCGGCGATTTTGCACGTTTTGACCGAGCTTATAGCCCCGGCTTAGGTGCCAGCCAAACGGACAAACTCGGCGCGGGATTCAATGCCGTTACTGCCAGCCCCAGTGCCGCGTTGGAGTTTGCCAAAGCCAACAAACTGCCGCTTGCTGCTCTTGGGATTGCTGCGCTCTCTGGCTCAGACGACAAAAATGTGCCTACTCTAACCAGTCCGGGTTTAATCCGCCCCTACACGTACTCCCGCACTAAGGTTCCCGGGGCTTTTGACCGCACGCCAAACGATCCGATGTCGTCCAGAGAGCGTCAGTATTTCAACGACCAGTACACCGCACTCACCCCCTACAAAGCCCCCGGCCCAGAGTACATGGCTGTGGGCGGTCCCGTTGAGGACATGTCAAACGGTAACGACATGGCTGCGTACATGGGGCAGGATAAGTTTGACCGAGGCGGTTCTGTTACGGGCACGGTAGGTGGCTACACATACAATCCTAGAACGGGGCTCTACACCAAACCCGGCGGGCAAGGAGCCACAACGGTTGCACCTACCGGGGGGCTTTCTGGGGCCAGTGGTTCGAGCGGTGGCGGGGATAATTCCCTCAACTACGTTAATCCTAACGTGGCTAAAGAAACTTTTGAAGAGCAAAGTGCGCGTAATCAGAAGCTCAACGATTTTCTGACAGAGGTATTGCCAACAGTACTTAGCCCCTTTTCCACAATGGCTCGCGGACTTTATGACACGCCTATAGCGGGGGGTATTGCCAATTTCTTCTCTCCCCCCGGAAGCATGCCTAATTTCAGTATTCCGGTGGATAACACGGGCACCTATGCGGGAATGCCTGCAATGGGCCAAACAAGCTACGAATCGGGCGTGGGTAACCCCGCAGAAGGTGGCGGTGGCTCCAATCAAGAAAGCTCTGGTTTTACATCTGGTGCAGACCCCGGTGGTTATGGCGGGGGTGATTTGGGTTCGTTTCTTGCTGGTGGCGGTCTAACTGCGCTGGCTCAAGGCGGCATCGCCAATCTCGGCGACTACTCCGATGGCGGCAGACTTTTGCGCGGCCCCGGTGATGGCGTCTCGGACAGCATTCCCGCACGTATTGGGGCCAAACAAGAAGCCCGTCTTGCCGATGGTGAGTTTGTAGTCCCCGCACGCATTGTGTCTGAGCTGGGTAACGGCTCGACTGAAGCTGGCGCTCGTCAGTTGTACGCCATGATGGACCGGGTGCAGAAAGCCCGCAAGAAAACAGTCGGCAAAGACAAAGTGGCAACGAACTCCCGCGCAGCAAAACTTCTGCCAGCATAAATATTTGAGGAATCGAAATGGCCGAACCAACACAAACAAACATTACGCAGACAAGCATCCCCGACTATGCGAAGCCGTACGTTGAGGGCTTGCTGGGTAAGACCGAAGCGCTGACCGCCACCCCGTACCAGACCTACGATGCCAACCGTATCGCCGGGTTTACCCCTATGCAGCAGCAGGCGTTCCAAGGCGCTCAAGGCATGCAGACTTCTGGCCTGTCTGGGCTTGGTGGTCAGTATGCGGGGGCAGCTACGCTGGGCGCTCTGGGCACGAACTACGGCCCAACTCAGTTCCAAGGCGGACAGTTCGGGCAGCAAGACGCGCAGCAGTACATGTCTCCGTACATGCAGAGTGTTGTTGACATCCAGCAGCGCGAAGCCCAGCGTCAAGCAGACATTGCCGGTACACAGCGAGGCGCTCAAGCCGTTAGATCGGGTGCGTTTGGCGGTGGTCGCCAAGCCATTATGGACGCCGAAGCTGCCCGGAATCTGGCCATGCAAAAGGGCGACATTCAAGCGCAAGGTTTGCAGTCCGCTTACCAGCAGGCGCAAGCCCAGTTCAACGCCGACCAAGCACGCCGCATGCAGGCGCAGCAGCTCGGAGAGCAATCCAAACAGTACGGCGCGGGTCTTGGCCTTCAAGGTCTTCAGACGGCGTTGCAGGGTGCGGGTCAGATGGGTCAGCTCGGCGGTCAGCAGTTTGCTCAGGGCATGGACATCAACAAGCTCCAGCAGTCTTACGGCACGCAGCAACAGCAGCAAGAGCAGAACATCATGTCGCAGCAGTATCAGGACTTCTTGAACCAGCAGAACTACCCGTACAAGCAGTTGGGCTTCATGTCCGACATGCTGCGCGGCCTGCCGCTGTCGCAGTCGTCATCGCAGATTTATCAGGCCCCACCATCAGCCTTGTCCACAGCAGCGGGTCTGGGTACGGCAGCGCTCGGCGCGTCTAGACTTGGGATGTTTGGTGCCGCAGGCGGCGCGGTAATAGACCGACCTGCCGGTCTGGCTGAGCTGGCAATCTCAAGAATGGCGTAAGGGTAAACCATGATTAACGTCAATCAGATCACTTCGCAACTGGCCCGGATGCCAGACCAAGCGTTGCAGCAGTACGCCATGATGCACAAGAACGACCCGTACACGGTGTCGCTGGCGCTGTCCGAGTCTAACCGCCGCAAGCAGATGCGCGATGCCGCGCAGGGCCAGCAAGGTATGGCACCGCAGCCCAAAGTGGTCGATCAAGGTATTGCCGGTATGGCGGCACCGAGCGAAATGAACCCCGCTCAAATGGAAGCGCTGATGCAGCAGTTGGATCGGAAAAAAGAACAGGAATACCGTGAGTTCACTAGGGGCGCGGCTCCGGCTCCGCAGCCCATGCCAGAAGATGTGGGTATCGGCGCTCTCCCAGCGCCCAACATGCAGGGCATGGCCGGTGGCGGCATCGTGGCTTTTGGTGGTGGCGGAGACGTGCAGCGGTTTGATGGTGGTGGTGCGGTTGACGCCGCTCGCGCTAGGCGAGACGCCGCGCAGCAAACACTGTACACATACGGGCTTCGTCAGCGTAGGGATGATCCGCAGGGTTTTATGGCGGCACAAAACGAATTTAACACGGCGCAACAAGCTGTCGCCGCTGCGGAAGCTGCATATGCGGCAGAAATGTCCGGCACAGGCACCACACGAGCGGCAATGGGGGCGCAAGACGTTGGCGCAACCAAGCAATTTTCAACACTACCGGCAGTAGCTCCCGCAGTAGTACCCCCCGTAGCTGCTGCGCCGGGTGCTCCAACCCTCCGTTTCCCCCCTACTGCACCCCCCGCTTCCAGTGTTAAAACTCCCCCTGTTGCGGGTCCTCGTCCGGCTTCTGCTGCCAGTAATAAGCCCCCCGTTGCGCCTGTTGCTCCCGCCGCTCAAGCAGGGCTTGGCGATCTTGCCACAACGTATTCGGACATCCTTAAAAAGCAGGACTTTAAAGACCCTGCCGAAGCAAGGCTGGGCGCTTTGGAAGCGAAGGAACGGGCTGCTACCGAAGAAAACAAAGCTGCACTTTTGCGCGATCAAGCAAAATTTGACGACGCGTACAAGGGGCGTGAGAAACGCTTGTCTGACCGCGAATTGGACATTGGCAAGCAGAAAGACACCAACACAGGTTTGGCGCTTTTGAACGCGGGTCTGTCCATCATGTCCACTCCGGGCGGATTGGCTACGGCTATTGGCAAGGGTGCGCAGGTTGGCACCGCGCAGTTTGCTGCCGGTTTGGACAAGATTCGTTCCGCACAAGAGCGCTTAGACGATGCCAGAGACAAGATGGAGGACTTGAAGCTCAACCGTGCTGAGATGTCCGCCAAGCAAATCCGAGATGCCGAAAAAGACATCCGCAATGTGGGCATCGACGCAGAGAAGCGCGGTATTGATGGCCTCCGTATGGCTGCTGATGTGAACCGCAGAACAGCGGCGGACATGTTTAAGGCTACTGTGGACGTAGGCGTCAACCGCGAACGGATGGAGTCCGCGCAAAACATTGCCGAGATGCAAGAAAAAGGACAAAGCTCACGGTCTGCTGCGCAGATTGCTGCTACGCTCAACACACCTGACCGGCTTATCTTCAATAAACTGCTCAAAGACAACAATAACGATGCCGTCGCAGCCGCTACTGCGCTTCAAAAATTAAAAACTGAAAAGTTCAGCGTAACCACTTCTTACGCTGACTATTTGAAATCGTTTGCAGGCAAAGACACTTTGACACCGCCCCTGTCTTTTGCCAACTATGCGGCACAATTTGGGGCTACCCTGCCGCGTTGATTTTTGTAATAATAGGCAAGCGCTAAAACATTCGGGGTTGCGCCCCCCGATCACAATTTAAGAACTGCTATGGCCGACAAAATCCAACTCCCCAATGGTGCTTTTTTTCCTGTTAAGGAGGGCGAGAGTAAGGAGCAGGCACTGGCCGTAGCCAAGCAAATGTACCCCGATGCGTTTCAAAAAACGCAATCTGCGGAGCCAAAACAAGACACATCTGGATTCAAAGCGGCAGCATCTGCCGGTGCTACCCGATTAGGCGGGGAGTTTGAACTACTCAAAGGCAAGCTCGGCGTAAAGAGCGAAGCCGAAGCGCAGAAAGAATACGAAGCCGCGCAAGCAAAAGCAGCCGCACGCTTTACCCCCACAGAGAAGGGCTTTACGGAAGCCCCGTTTTTGAAGTTTAAGGAACTTCTTGGCGGCTCTGTTCCGTACGTGGTTGCGCCTGCGGCTGCGGGTCTTGCTGCTTTGGCTGCTCCTGTTGCCGCTCCGGTTGCTGCGGGTCTTGGTTTGTTGGGCGCAAGCGCGGTGTCCGCAGGTCAGTTCACGGGCTCCAACCTTGCCGCGCAGGTAGACACAGGCAAGACGCTGGAAGAAGCCAGCCTTGGCAAAGCGGTCGGCGCAGCAATTCCGCAAGCGCTAATTGACACGGCGGCTATGGCCCTCTTACCCGGTGTGGGTAAATTGTTTAGTTCTGTTGGTTCCAAACTGACTGCCGAACAAGCCAAAGCAATTGCATCACAGACGCTGGCCCGCACCGCTGCGGACTACACCGCAAAAACAGGTCTGGCAATGGGGCGCGAGGGTATTACGGAAGTTGCCCAACAGGTGCTTGAGCGTTTGCAAGCAGGACTTGCGATTGCAGACCCCGAAGCACGCAAAGAGTACATTGACAGCTTTATTGGTGGCGCGGTATTAGGTGGGACTCTTGCCCCCGTTGGCCGTGCATTTGAGCGCAGTGGTGCCAAGAGCCAAGCGGCTGCCGAAGATCGCAAAACAAGACTGGCCGCAAAAGCCGAGGAGCAACGTCTTGCCGCTGAAGCCGATGCCAAAGAAGAGGCGTTTAAAAAGTCCCCTGATTACGCGCTCAAAGTAGCAGATGACTACGCCGCTGCCGAGAAAGCTAAAGCGGATTTAATGGCTCAAAAGCGCAAGATTGTTAAGGGATCGCCCACTGAGACTGCGGACAAAGCGTTTAACACGATTATTACCAAGCAGCTTCAAGCGCAAGCGCCGGAGCTTAAAGCCCTTGGTGACGAATATGTTCGCCTTGAACCTATTATCAAGCAGGCAATTGAACAAAAACGAATTGAGACGCTGACCCCTGAAGAGTATTCGCTGGAGCAGATGCAGGCTGATGTTGCCGGTGCTGCCCCCCGCCGCACTCGTGACGAGCGTTTGGCGGCTTTGAATCAGCCAATTCCTGAAGAAGAAACGGCCCCCTCCCCCGACGCTGCGTACGTTGATGACCGTCTTGCATTGGCAAGAGCACAGGTTACCTTTACGGGGGACATTGAAAAGGATGCTCCCGATTACGTTGACTACCTGATGACCGACCCGCGCATGGCCCAGACCATCGTAAACAATCAAACAGCGTTGCCGGGATTTAACCGTAAAGAACAAAACCTTATTCGGGACATATTAAAGGTAAAACTGGACGCATTTCCGCAACCCCAAGCAGGCACCGCTGCGTCTCAAGCTCGTGTTGGCATTGTTGAAGAAGAAGAGCAAGCTGCCATTGAAGCCCAACGCGCTGCGGACGAAGCCGAAGCTACCCGCATGGAGACGGAACGCGCTGATGCACAACGCACTGCTCGGCTTGCCCCCGAGGTAGAAGGTATCAAGCGGTTAGGCAAAGTGCCCGAAGGTGCTTTTAGTTCCGCCAACGCAGACGCTATTTTCCGCGACATGTATCTAAAACAAGCGGACGAGGAGCGCGTAGATCAATTGCTGTCTACGTTGCCCATGAGCAGCATCACGACGCCCGGTAAAATTTACGCAGGCTTGGGGTTTGAGACGGCCAGCCGCCGTGACTTACTCACCCGCATTGCAGTGGCCAAAGCCCACACAGGCACGGAAGACGTAGCGCAGTTGCGCGAAGCGTTGGCCAAACTTGATGCCGAAGCCGGTAGCAAAGCCAACATGAGCGAGCGCCTGCCCGGTGAAGGCTTGCTGCCCGAAGCAGAAAAGAAAACGATTGCGGCTGAAAAACTTGCCGACCAGCAGAGTCGTACATTGCAAGAGTACATCCAGTTTTTGGAAGATAAAAAACGCGGCAAGCCGCGTGGCACGCTGCGTCTGGGCCGCAAAGAACGACTCGAAACCGCTGGCGACGAGTTTAAAGCTGCGTACGCCAAGCAGCATGTCGATGAGGTGAATGCGCGTTTGGATGCGTTTGGTTTGCCCCAACTTACAGAAACAGAAGCCAAGATTGCCACGGGGCGTGTTATGCGCAACCTCAACGAGCTTGGTGAGCGTTGGACGGTATCTAGCACAGCAGCGCCGGGATTGGGGACGTTTGCTGCGCCCGTTAAGGCTATGGAAGTTTTGCAAGAGCAGATTCGCAGCGGAATGTTCAAGACAATCAACGACGCGGCAGAGCGTGCTAACTTGGTGCGGCGCGGGGAAAAAGCCGGAAAGACTCGCACTGCTGAAGGCGGCGCACGCATTGCCACTCCTGACGAACTCAAGCTCCGCGCCGAGTCCACCGTTCCAAAAAATGACAAGCGCATTGCTACCGAGTTGGCGACGCAGTTGCGGGATACGCTCGACCAGCGCACATACGCTAGGCCAGAACAACCAGCCCCTAAAGGCAAAGAGGGTTCTAATCGCGCAGACATGGCACTTGCCTTTGGCGCTCAAGAGCGCGGGATGCGTGCGGATATTGCCAGTCGCGCAGAGTCCCTTGACGAAGACACCAAGGACTTTGTTCGCCTTGCAGCCGACACGTTGGACCAGATCAAGGATGAATCGCTTATCACGCGCCTTAAAGAAGGTTTGCAAGACGTGGCTGAAGGCCGCAAAGTCAGCGCACTGACGCAGCAAGAACTCAAAGACTTTGTAGCCACTCGTGCCAAGGATGTGCAGAGCACCACGCGCCCCGGCGCTACCCCTGAAGAGTTGCAACGCACCAGCGCCCAGCCGCAAATGTCGCTGGCTGGTTTTGATGAAGTTGGAGAGCGTACTCAGCGTGCTACACCTAAGAACTTTCAGAAGATGCTTGACTCTAAGGATGTGCAGGGCATGCGTGCAGCTATTGCAAAAATGCGCACCGACAACATAGTGGCAATACAAGAAGCCGCACGTAACACCCCCGCAGCGCTGCGTGCAGCACGTACCGCCAAAGCTCGTGTAGCGTATAACGCGGCACTTGCACAGGAACAGAAAAACTCTTCAGTTGTCAGTAAGCTAAAAGCCGTGTTCACAGAAGAGCGGGCGGGCGCAAGAGAAGTTGTTGACGCGCTGCAAAATCAACTTGTTGGTTTGCAAAAAAGAATTGACGAAGTTGCCGAAGTTCGTTCGATGTTAGGAAAAGAAACAAACGACATGGCGTTGATGATACAAGCGCCAAGTGTTTTGGGGCAGGAAAAAGCACTTCAAAAACGTTTGAAAGAAACGCAGACTGCTTTGGATTTTGCTAAAGATTTGGTTGTTGCCGTAGACAAACAAAACGCTGCCAGTGCGACGTTGTATGACATGCTCACTAAAGAAGTCACAACTACTACAGAAGTCAGGCGTACTAGAGAAACAGGCGGTCGGTTCCAAGCGTTTGAAAAACAGCAGCGGCGGGGCGAGCAAGCGGTTGAGGATGCGCGTAAAGAGCTGGATGCTGCTGAAAGGGCCGAACGTGAAGCCGCCGTAGAAATTAAAAAAACTAAGTCGGTACAGTCGGAGTTTCGTGATACTGCGCAGCGTGCTCGTGAAGGTTTGGACTTGCCCGGACTGCGCAGCACGGTTGACACAACCAAGATGCGGACGCAAATTAGCAACATCCGCAGCGCTATGGGATCGCTCGATGCTCAGCTCAATGCGGAAACAGACCCCGTTAAGAAAGCAGCTATCCAAGCAAAGATAGACGCTACGGCGGCTAAGCTAGAAACTGTTTACGCGGACGCCCCGCGTATCACGACGGCTATTGCTGAAAAAGACCAGCTCTTGTTTGAGCAGACGTTTGATGACGTTCATATTGCTGCGTACGACAAGCAGATGGCCAAGGCACGTATCAAGGGCGGTGAATACGGCCCTGCGCTTTCCAACCGCAGGCAAGGCACGGTAGATCGTCCACAAACCGGGGGACGTATTGTACAAACGGGCGAGAAACGTGCAACTCCAGCCAGTGAGATGGCCGGTAGCGCTCTTGAACGCGTTGCGCAGGAGCGTGCCGCGCTGCGTGAACTGGAAGACCGCGTAGCTTTCTTGCGTGCAAACGGCAAAGACAAAGTTAAGGGTCGGCTGACCGACGCTTTTAAGGCGCTGCAAGAAAAAGTTACAAAGCAAAAAGTGGTTGTCAGGGAAACGGAAGAAGCACAGAAAGCAACCGTTGCAGCCGTGCGCGACATCAACAAAGAAGAACGTGCCGAAAAAGCGCGGGTTCGTAAGGCAGAGGTAAAAGCTGAAGATGACGGCGTGGTGTTCCGCACAACTACCCGGGGCGGGCCTACGTTGGCTACCGAAGAAGTGTCCGCAATTGCGGATCGCATCACCGCTGACTGGAAAAACGCTCCTGAAATTGTTGTAGTGGCAACGGAGAACGAACTGCCACTGCGTATATTGGGGCTGCTTGTCAAACGCGAAGCCACCAAAAACACCCCCGGTTTGTTTGATATTCCAAGTGGCAAGGTGTACTTGATCGCCAGCAATTTGCGTAGTGCCCAAGATGTGGTGCTTACAGTTGCACACGAAGCAACGGGCCACTTTGGTTTGCGCGATTTACTTGGCGGCGACTACACGCGCACGATGGACAGCCTCTACGCAGGTAATCCGGATGTACGCAAACAAGCCGACGCGAAGCTGGCAAAGGAACCCGCGCTAACTCAGCAAGTTGCTGTGGAAGAAGTGTTGGCCGACATGGCCGAGACGGGCGGCGTTACGCCCGCCGAGAAAAGCGCATTGCGCCGTATTTACGAGGTTCTGCGTAACTGGTTCCGCACCACCTTCAAGCTGCCAAACGTCACCGATGCGGAAGTCCAGCAGCTCGTTGCCAATGCCCGCAAGCAGGTTATTGAGGGCGGCAAGAAAGCAGAAGGCGTTGCGCCGGAAGGCGGGATACTGCGCCGAACTAAGCAGACAGAACCGGCTAACGCGTTGGAATCGCTAGCGCGGGAAATCACAGCACAGCCCCTAACGCTCAAGGAAAAGCTGGGCAACAACCTTGCACTGCAAACCGAAATGCAAGCAGTGGACATGCGTGCAGGTCTGCGCGAAACGCTCCGCTTTGGAGACGACAGTCTGTTTACCCAAGCCATGTACCACGTACGCAAGGCTGAGCAGAAAATGGCGCAGATGTTCACCGTCATGAACAGCGGTCCGCTGGTGGCGTACAAAGATGCCAAAGGGTTTATAGGGTATCGAAGTTCCAATGAAAACAGCGCTCGTGATGTGTTTGACGCGATTGCTGACATCCCTGTGGACGATCCGCAGCTAAAGACCAATATTGCACAGGCGTATCTAGTTGCTATCCGCGCAAACAACAAAGGCTTGTCCAAGCTGGATATGGGGGAACTGGGCGTTACACAAGAAGCCCTTGACGCGGCGCTGGCCGCAGCCGATGCCGACCCTGCTTTGAAAACCGCACTGGAGAACGTGCGCCGCAAGTACAACGCGTACAACAAGGGGCTTATTGAGTTCCTTGCTTCGACTGGCCGTATCTCTAAGAAGGCAGCAGCCGACTTGCTGAAAGACGGCGATTACGTTCCGTACTACCGTGTGCGCGACAACGGCATGGCTGAGCTGAACTTTGGCAACAACGTCACGTTCAACGTGGGCGACATCCGCCGCCAGCCATACCTTGCGGAGCTTAAAGGTGGCCAGACCAAGTTGCTGCCCCTGAACGAAGCCATTCAGCAAAACACATTGTTGCTGACGGACATGGCGCTGACCAACAATGCTGCGAAGAGCGTTGCGTACGGCTTGCAAGCGCTGGGCAAAGGCATGGGTCCCGTCGATCCTATTACAGGTAAACCCGGCAATCTGATGCCGATCAAGACTGGCCCCGGTCCTGCTGACGCACGCACCATCCGTTTCTTCCAAGAGCCTGACCCAAGCAACCCGAAGGACACCGGCGAGCGCCATCTGATTGTCAACACCAAAGGCACCGCAGCCGAAGGCATCCCCGCCGAGCTGGTCGTGCAGAGTTTGGAAGGCGCAAGCCTTGCGCTCCCCGGGTTTTTCAAGCTGGGCGGAGCTGCTGCCGATTTGCTGCGTGCTGGTGTGACCCGCACGCCCTTGTATATTGCCCGCAAGCTGATCCGTGAGCCTATGGCCGCAGCTTTTACAGGTGGCCTGAACAGCAACGTGTTTTCTGCGGTCTTCAAAGCAGGCGCTGAGTTTGTGCGCATGAGCCGTGGTACCAGTGACGCGCAAGCCAAGCTCATTGAGAAGGGTTTAATTCAGTCCAACATCTTTGCAGGCGACATGTCTGACATGAAGAAGATGGCTCTTCAGCTTGCCAGCGGCAAAGACCAGAGCGCATTTGACAAAGTGCTGGCCGCAGCCGACCGATACGCGATGCGTGCCGATGCTGCCACACTGGCGCTGGTGCTCAAAAACGCTGAAGAGAACGGGCTGTCAGAAGTTGAAGCTGACATGATGACGATGGAGTCCATGAACTTCTACAAGCGTGGGCTTTCGCCTACGCTGCAATACGCCAGCCGTTTGATCCCGTTCTTCAACGCGCAGATTCAGGGTCTGAGCGTTCTGATTAAGGCTGCTCGCGGCAATATGCCGTTTGAGGAACAGCAGCAAATCAAGCGCAAGTTCTTTAACAATGCCATGCTGCTAATGGCTACGGGGCTTGTGTACGCAATGGCGATGGAAGATGACGAGACATTCCGCAACGCCCGCCCTCGGGACAAGTACTCCAACTTCTTCTTACCTATTCCGTTCGTGGATGAGCCCATTAAACTGCCCATCCCGTTTGAAGCCGGTTACTTCTTCTCGCTGGCGGTGGCTGCTGTCGATGGCATGCGTGCCGAGACTGATGGCAAGGCGCAGTTCCAAGCGCTGCGCGACTTGTTCTTGGGGTCTATCCCCGGCTACTCGTCTATGGGAATGCCTGCACTTGTTAAGCCTGCTTTTGAAGTATGGGCCGACAAGAACTTTTTGACCGGTGGTTCCGTGGAGCCTCGCCGTTTGCAGAGTGTCAACACTGAGGAGCGCTACCTTGCGACCACCACAGAGCTGGCCAAGCAGATGAGCAAGGCGGTGCCAATCCTGTCACCCATTCAGATCGAGCACATTGTGCGCGGGTATCTGGGCGTGCTGCCCTTGGTGGCTGCGGCGGGAGCCAACAGTTTGTTTGAGGGTGAGAAAAAGGCGGAGAAACCCGAAAGCCGTGCGTCTGAATTACCGTTGATTGGCACCGCGTTCCAGAAAAAGTACGGTGGTGGCGATGCCGACGTGGTGTACCGCGAAGCGCAAGAAGCCATTGAGGCTCGCAACACATTTAACAAGATGCTCAGAGAAGGCCGCAGAGAAGACGCCGTTGCTTACCGCGATAAGAACAAGGCCGATCTAGCTATGGCTTCCGCTGCGGGGCAGTATCGGCAAGTGGTTGGTCGCATCAACGAGGACATCCGCCGTACGCAAGATCGCACTGACCTGACACCACAAGAAAAGCGCATCCGTTTGGATGCGCTGGATAAGGCAAAACAGGAACGCGCCGATGCGTTTATCCAAATGTCACGCAGAATAGCGGAGCGGGTAGGTTAAGAAACACGGTCGGGGAGGCGATAGAACCACACCCCGATGATGCCGTTACGGATGCCCGCAATAGCGCGGGCATCTCGGTATCTCAACGCTTGGTTCAGCCCCTTGATGCGCACGGCTTCCGTGTCGAGGCAGGGGACAAAGAACCCCTGTCCTCGCTCAGTCTTGTCCCACGGGAACCGAATTGAGTAGCTCATTATCCTTCTCAGTAATAAGGCGTGAAATCTTCAGCACAGCCACACGCATCTGGGGGCCACGGGTCTTGGCGGTCATGTCCTTCTTGGAGATTTCCGACACCTTGAACAGCGCCCCAAGCTGACGCTTGAAGTCCGCGTAGCCGAAGCTCATGTTGGCGCAGCAAGCCTTGAGCATACTCTGCTCGATGAAGTAGTCAATGTACCCCGGCGTTGCGCCGTGCTCAATGCGCCCCATGATGCGTGATCTGGTGGTCGAGTCATCGACCTCCTTGCCGTTGCCAAGCTCTGCCAGTACGCGGTTGCCCTCGACGTGGCGGATAACGATGAACTGGCCGTAGTGCTCGCGGGTATAAGCGTTCAGGACATCTTCGGCGCTACGGGCGTTGCCTTTGATATTGTTGCGCATGCCGGTGACAATCCCGTGCAGGAACTCGATGATCTTGCCCATCGGTATGTCAATGATACCGGCATGGGTGCTCGACATGAGAATGCCAGCGCCGACCAGCTCGGCAATACCCGCCATCCAGAAGCGCTCATCATTGGTAGCGTTGAACTCCTTGTACATGTTCGACACGATCTCGGGCACCATTGTCTTGAGCAACTCGACGTTCTTGGCCATGTACTCGACCAGCATGTGGCCAGCTACCGCATAGTTGTGCTGCAAGGACTTGACGATCTCAATCTCGTGCGGCTCCCATGTCAGCGGCTGGTCCATGATGAACTCCAGCAGGCGGCGAAGCTCGCCCTCAGACGCATGGTTGCGGCCCCCCGTGAGCATATCAACGGCGTGGGTGTTGGACGACATGATCGCCACGGTCATCCATGTGGACAGGTTCAAGCGCTCTTTGTTGGAGCCGGACTCCATACGCTCCTTGCCACGGCCCTCGGTCATGTCCAGCAGGAACTCGGGGAACCACTCGAAGTTGTTGCGGTTCTTGCTGGTGATCTCATCCGTAATCAGCGGGTTGCTGTTGAGTAGACCCAAGCGCTGCTGCATGGCTACGGGGGATGTGCCCTTGCCTGTGCGGTAGTGGGTGGGGTGGCCCCAGACGGATGCGGCTGCTTCCAGCGCCAGCGTCTTGCCTGTGCCGGACTCGGTTGAGCCGCAGTGGTAGGTCATGCCGTAGATACCCGTGAAGCGCATCAGGGGCGCTCCAGCACCGGCAAGCATGACGGCCAAGTGGGCGTACATCTTCTTGTGGATAAGTAGGTTGATGAACGCACGCCACGCCTCGATGGTGCCGGTTGGTTTGGTGTTTGCCACGATGTTCTCAAGTCCGGCCATAGGCACGGAGATGGGCGCTGCTGCCTTGCTGTAAATCTTGCCAGCGAAGACGTAGGTATCGTCCTCTTGCCAGCCATAGTTTGATGGCACTTTAACGGCTGCCTTACCGGTACTTGCTTGTTCCACGCATGCCCTCACATATTCAAAAAGGTTTTTGTCATTACCAGCGCCAAAGGAGGCGATGATGTTTTGTTGAGCCAGTGCTTTGACTGTCTCGTCTTTGCTCACCACCGCTCTTTGCGGGATGGTGATTGTTGCTGGGCCTTCTGGCCGCAGCGCTAGCATGTGAACAGTGTGTTCACCGCCGCTGTTCAGGATATCCACCACGAACAGATCGTATGGCAACAACATCACCTGCTTCTTGGTTGTGTTGCCGTCAGCATCTTCCATCGACTTTTCGGAAAACACGCCGCCCTTGCTGCCGTAGCCGAACCCACGCGGAGGCGTAGGACGCAGCAGTTTCTTGACCTCGGGCGCGATGCTAGGGCTTTCCGATGGGATAACGATTTCGATTTCTTTCTCAGCCACGTCCATTTCAATCACACGGCCAAGCGCAAGCGGGTTGGTGATCTTGCCAAAGTGTTGACACCCGTCACAGCCGCCCGGGTTCTCGCTCTCAAACTTCACGCACGGGTACGGCCCCTTGATCTGCGCCTGCTTTTCACGCATGCGCTGCTCGTCGTAGGGATGCAACCCACTGAGCCACGCCGCTGCACGCTCGCCGTCCGAACACTTCTGGGCAATGCTCAGCCAGCCACGCCACAAGGGCTCCATGCCGTCCTCTTCGGCGTTCTCTACGAAGTGCTTGAGCTGAGCGCAGCCGGTGCCGTTCTTGGTCTTCAGGAAGATCGTGCCGAACTTGGTCGTGCTGTTCTCAAACAACTTGGCTCCGGCCATCGTAGTCGGCACTGCTGGCGCTGCATCTGGGCGCTTCCCCGGCAGGCTCAACGCAGACGTTGCCGCTGCTGGAGCCGTCGTAGTTAGCTTGGCTGCAATGGCTTGGCTGATGGTGTCAAAGTTAAAGCGGTCGCCCTCGGTCAGCAGCTTGACTTGCTTAGGCTCCCCGTACTTCCACGAGCCATCCTCTTTGTTCTTCTTAAAGTTGAACGTGTTGGGGATCCGCAGCACCCGTGCAGCGTCTGCTGTCACAGTCATGTCGATGTTGAGCTTTTGCTGCTTGCACAGGCGCTTCAAGTTCTCGGCAGTGGGCTTCCACACAGCCACATCGATGTCTTCAGTGAACGGCCAGTAGCAGTGCAGCCCGCCGCCAGAGAACACGATCCACGGAGCGCCCAGCGCATCCAAGCCAGTTTCGGCAAGGAACGCACCGAGTGCCAGCGCAGCCTGCTTCTTGGAAGCGTAGCCGTCCATGTCGATGAACAGGGATTTGATGGAGCGAGCGTTCTCTGCCGTGCGCTTGCCCGATGTCTCGAACGATGCCAGTGCGAAGTAAACGTCCTGCTGTGCCTCGACCCAGTTGTCTACGGCAGGGTAAAAGTCTTCCAGATTCTCGACATACCGGTGCTCTTTCTTTTTTGTGCTCAGTTCCGCCGCGCAGTACAACCCGTTATCCGGGGACGGCAAAACCACCGCAAGGAATTCAAGCGGGTTCATTAGCGTCCTTGGGGTTTACGCGAACAGGTCGAGTTGCTTTTCGTCGCGGACGGGGTATTCGTTGATAACGGCGAGGCGGCAGAAGCGGGAGTACAACTCAAACTGAACGTCGAGCGGGAAGCCCTCTGCTGTCCAGATGTTGTCGCAGTGCAAGATCAACTCGCGGTTGCTCAGGCTTGAAGGTTGTAGTGTTGACATATTTTTTTCCATGCCTCGTCGGCAGAGCGTGAAGTTTGAAGGAATTTGAGCAGCGTTTCTACGCGGTGCTCGTACGCAGGAAAGATGTCTCCGCCTGCGAACCAGTTGTATGCGGTCTGGCGTGTAACGCCTAGCGCTTTGGAGATGCGAACGACAGAGAAGTCATGGTGAACAGCCCAACGTCCGAGCTGATTGCCCGGAGTCTTCGGCGCACGCATAACCATGTCGATTGTTTTTTGTGAGTAGGCCATAAGGGTCTTAAAGGTGGGGGTACTCGCTGCGTCTGTGCCTTACTGGTTATTGCCACAATTCCCTGTTACGGGTCAGAGGCATCACAGCATCCGCTTTCCCCCCGAAACTTACTTAGGTCTTGGCAGGGAACAGTTGGGCCAGCACAGCCTCATACTGGGTCTTGCGGCGCTCCAGCAGCGCTACCTTGTCCAGCTTGTCCAACAGGCTCGGGAAGTTGATGTCTTCCTTGGCGCACTGCTCTTGGATGTCTGCCTCAAGGCGAATGAGTTCATCGTCCAGCTTGGCCATCTCTAGCTCAGCTTGGCTGCGAACCTTGCGTGCTCGGATGGGTGCCAGTGCTTCGGACAGTTTCTCCTTGGACATGGCGATGATTTCTGCGAATGGTTTGAGTTTCATAATGTTTCTCCTGTGAGTAAAAGTTTGTTGTCTGGTTTGTTGAGGAATGCCAACGGGCTTTTTGGATCGTGTTTTGGTTTTTGGCTCTGTTCCTGACTCATCTGACCGAAAAGTGCTTGGCCTCCCTGTATGTGCCCGAAGCCTTGTTGCACGTACATCTGCTGCTGCTGTATGAGTCGGCGGTAGTCTTCCTCTTTCATGTGGCGAAGCTGCATCTCACGCTCGTGCTCGTACCTCTCTCGCTCAAGATATACGTCACGGTTGGCATCGTAAAGCTGGTTCGTTGTTACTGCCATGTCTTTCTCCTTGTAAGGTGGGGGTACTGACGGTGCTCTCCTTGTGACGGCACCAGTTTATTGGTAGAGAGCGAGGCGACTCCCGCGTTCCCCCCGAAACTAATTATTCGTCATCCCAGTCGGCAACGACATCGGCCAGCGCTTTCTTGCCGGGCACAGCCGTTGGCTTTGCCGCTGCTGCCTTCTTCACGACTGGCTCTTCGTCTTCCTCGGGCGCTTCGACCACTGGGGCTGGCTTGGCCTTGGCTTTAGCCTTGGGGGCTGGTGCGGGGGCTTCGTCTTCCTCGGGCTCTTCGACCACTGGTGCGGCCTTGGCCTTCGGCGCTGCACCCTTGAGCGCATCAGCAGGCTTGCCCATGTCCATACCAGTGGAGTCCATCGTGATGGCTTTCTTGGCTTCGGCGGTGTCGCCCTGCTTGGTGGCTTCAGCGAACTCGTCATCAGTCAACCAGCGCATGGCCTTGAAGAACAGCTTGGGGGACTCGCTGGCAGTGTCGAACTTCATGCGGGTCACAACAGTGCTCGGGTCAACGCCTTGGGCCACGAGCCAGCGTGCGTACGCTTGCAGTGGGCGGTTGTCGCCTTCGTCCTTACCGAAGATCGAGGTGGCTGGCAGGGATAACTGCATCACATCGCCTTCGATGTTGTTGGCCAAGACGACTGCCAAGCGCTGCTGGTAACGGCAAGCGCGGGTATTGCCAGTACCGGAACCGGCCACGTTCTGTGGGCAGGCTGCGCAGGTGTCGGACTGTTTGTTCTTGCTATTGGAGTCTGGTGTGTCGCCATCGTTGGACTGACAGTCAGGTTTGGCGGCGGTTGCGTCCTTGTCGTACTTGGCGGCGTAGAACACACGGGCCACTTTCGGTGCGGCCTTGACGATCACCACATCGAGGAAGCGCTCATCGACTGCTGCGATTTCTTTGCCGTCAGAGATCAGACGGAACACGCCACCTTTGATCGACACGCGTTTGCCGCTGGCACCACCACCCGCAAGGGCTTTGGCAATGTCAGACATCTCGGCCTTGCGTGCGAAGGCGGGTACTTGGGCGGGGTTAAACAGAGCTACATTACTCATGGTCTTCTTTCTTACTTGCTTGGTTTGCGAACGGAAATATCGTACTCAGCGTTGGAGTTGAGTCCGGGTGGCAGAACGCCGGGGTTTTCTTCGAGGAACTGCTTCATGTTGGTCTGAGCAATTCGTTTCTCGAACAGGTCGAGCGCGTCATGCTGCGTCACAAAGGTCTTGAACGAGTCCCAGTCCGTTGTTGAGTAGCGTGTCTTGATCGACATGACAACAGTGCCTTGCGGCGTGTTGACGGATGTGACGCCAAGCGCTTGCATCTGGTCTTTCATTGCATGCTTGATGTCGTCTTGCGTAGCCTTGAGCAACTCCACTTTCGTGTCGTACTCTCTGGTCAGGGTTTCGATTTCGCTGCGAATCTTTCGGTAGACCTTCGCTAACTTGTCGAGTGGTATGACTGTTGTAGTCATGGGCTTCTCCTATTTTTGTTTGTCTAAGGTTGGACAGTGTACACAGGTTTCTGGTCTTTGCAACTCCTTTATTTTTTAATTTCCATGTTGAACATCTCAGTCAAAAGTGAGTGACTGCTTACATTACTTTGCAAGGCTTTGAACATCTTCTTCTCGATGGGGCTACCCTCGATGTGAATGACCGTCACCTTGTCAGAGTTCTGACCCTTCCTGTCAGCGCGTGCAATGCACTGCACGTACTGCTCAACAGACATCAACGGTCCGTAGAACACCACAGTGTCCGCAGCAGTTAGGGTAATCCCGTGTGCCGATGCCTGCGGTTGCATCACAAGGACTCGCGGGTTGGCTTCGGTTTGAAAGCGCTTGATGATGTCAGCACGCTTGGGCGCTGTAACGCCGCCGTGTATGCACTCCGCGCTGATGCCCTTCTTGAGCAGGTGCGTGTGCAGCGCGTCAATGCTGGAGCGGAACAGCGCGAAGATCAGAACCTTGCGGTCAGTCTCCTCAAGGATTTCTTCAATGACGCTAAGCCTTGGGCTGGCATCAAACTCTACTACCTCGTGGTCGTCCGTGTAGGCCGCACCACAACTGATCTGGAGCAGCTTGGACACGCTAGCTGCGGCATTGACCGCGCTGATTGTTTCCCCCGCCGCATGGATCATCATGCTGTCCTTGAGCAAGTTGTAGTACTTGGCCTGCTGCGGTGTGAGCGCCACTTCACGCGTCACGGTAACGACCGGTGGCAAGTCCAGACACTGCGCCTTGGTGAACCTGATGGCCGGTTGCAGCGCCTCATGCACGAGGTTCTTTGCGTCAGGCTTCGGTGCCCACTTGAACATGGTGATCTTGTTCATCACTTTGTCGCGCCATGCTGTGAAGAACTTCGGAACACCCTCCGGGTTCACCAGCTTGGCCAAGCCATACGCATCGACCGGAGACTGAGACGCAGGAGTTCCCGTCATCATCCACAAAAAAGTCTGGGGCTTGATGATTGTTGATAGGGACTTCCAGCGCTTGGTGCTCATGGTCTTGTACGCATTGGCCTCATCAACGATGACCAGATCAAACTTGCCGTTGGCCACGATCTCACTGGCGATCAGGTTCAAGCCCTCGTAGTTGGTGATGACGATCTCGTAGTTCTTCTGGATCATCTCGATGCGGCGCGATGCTTGCGGGTGGTGGGCAATGATGGCCGAGCGGTGGATGACGCTGTTGCTGATGTCTCCCATCCAAGCGGACTGCATGATCGACAACGGGCACAGGATAAGCACGCGCCTGATCTCCCCACGCTGCATCAGATAGTCAGCCGCCCACAGCGCACTGAGCGTCTTGCCTGTGCCGGGTTCACTGAACACGAACGCCTTGCGGTTAAGCGTCAGGAACGATGCCGTCTCGATCTGGTGCTCCATCGGCGTGTAGCGCCCGGGCCAGTCGTAGTTGCGTGTGATTGGCGATGGCAAGTTCTTGACGCCGAGGTTCTTGAGAACTCTGACTTCATCCAACCCCCAGAAAACTGCTACCGAACTTGATCCGTCATCGTGCTCTTCAACTACCTTGCTTCTCGGAATTACCCGATACTTCTCAGGGCTGCGCGTACGCAAGAGCAGCGCCTTGTTCTCGATGATTTCCATTGCTTCTCCATGTTCTTATTTGTTGTCGCCTTGATTGGCGCTCTTGCTGCGTAGTCGCGTGTTGCCCGGTATGGTCTTGCCACCTTTGCGCAGGGGCTTGATGTGGTCGATGTCCTTGCCTGCGCGGTCTACGCCCTTCTTGTCGTACGCCCGCCGTGCCTTCTGGCGTTCGTGTTGGTCTGAACTAGGGCCGGACTTGCCGGTTTCTAAATCGCGCTTGTACTCTTTCTTGTAGTCTCTGGTTGCCATGATTTACCTCTTAGTGTTGAACTCGCAGCCAGCGCAGGGGCACCAGCCGCAGAGCGGGGTTCGTGTGGGGTTCCACACATTGTTTGCTACTG